CATAGCGTTTTTTAGTAATGAACAAACTGTTAGACGCTACTAATTCACGGCCTGCTTTGATAAGCTCGCCGGCCTCGCGCGGGCAATGGAATGCCTGTTCCATAAAGGCCGGAAACGATTCGTTTACCTGGTCGGCAATATTATCATACAACTGAACGCACATTTCTTTTGACCAAGTCATACGCCCTGCGGCCACTTCTTTTTTGATAGCAGGCCAAGCAGTGAAATAACAGGAGTCTGTATCACCATAAATGATAGCTTCACCTAGATGATCTTTGACGCCGGTAACGCACTCATTGATGTAACTGGCCATGTGCCGAGCAATAGCACGTCCTGTGAGTGTAGTTGACTGTCCAATGCGTTTGTCAAAGAATCGGCAATGCGGATTTAAAATAGCGCCATACAAACTGTTCAAGTTAATCTTTTTAACTAACTGTCGTTTGTCCCAGAAGGCAATTTGTCGTTGTGCGGTATCTTTATCTTTAGGGAATATCTTTCCGTCCTCGATTTTAAGCCCGTTCTCCTTAATAAATGCCTTAAGTTCTGAGACATTTTTATCTGCTATTAGTTTGTATAGGTATTCAATATCCACTTGTAAATCTTTCTGTTCTAATGCTATCTATGCTAAATAAAGTATGCGTAATATTAAATACACCCACGAAGAATACACGGCTTTGCTGTCTGATAGACATATTAATCCTATTGAGCCTTATTCTGGCTCGCATACACATATTAAACATAAATGCCTCGTTTGTCAACATATTTGGACAGCAGTACCGGCCGCTGTAAGACGAGGCGGAGGCTGCCCAAACTGTTATCGCCGTAGCGTAAGTAAGCCGCTTGCTGAAGTAGTATCGCAACTTGCTGAAGTAAACTGGTCATTAGTTGACGAGTCGCAATACTTAAATTCTGATAAATCACCATCGCAAGCCCTTATGTTGTTTAAGCATAGTTGCGGTAATATTATTGAGTCTAACTTGGAGCGAGTCTTGCCCGGTAGATGCCGCTGTCTTCAATGTAAACCTCGTGTTATTAAATCTAACTGGAGCGAACCAGTTAGCGTCAACGGCCGCTACTACTATTCTAAAGTAGAGATGGAATGTTGCGAATACTTGGTCGAGAAGTTTGGAGCGGATGATATTATTCTTCATAAACTTTACGGTGTATCTTCTAAACAAGCCTCTGATGCTTACATTATTAGTCTCGACACGTATGTTGAGATTAGTAGTATTAACAAGCCTTGGTACCACGAACGCATTTATCGTAAACGCAAACTGGTTGACAACTTTGTTTTTGTAGCCTCTGTAGATCAACTTAAACTATTCTTTCCTTGATTTTTGTTCTTGTTCTCTCCAAGATCCAATAAATCCAAGATCTTTCCCGCATTTACGACAAATAGCATCACAAGACCTTGTTTCGTTTACGCCTTCGTTATGTTTACACAATGTTTGCTTGATAGCAATCTTAGAGTAATACCCTATCCAAAACAATAACACTATGCCAAGTAATGTTAATCCTATTACATCTTGTAATGTAACTACAAATATCGGTGTCATTATTTGTCCTTTAATAGTTCTGCTAAATCATCAGGTAGTTCAATACCGCTTGATAAGTTATTCCATAAGTTCTTAGTTTTTTGTAGCGTCTTTCTCTCGGCATACCAACGCTCTAACAAACCAGGAACAACGCCTTTCTTTTCGTAAGTAACAATAGTGCCGTTGGCAGTCAGCATCCAAGGTTGATTACTGTTAAAGATCATGTTCCATACTTCTTTGGCAGAATGTACTGACTGTTCGCCGTCCTGCCAGTCAATTGTAATTTCTGTGCCTGCCTGTTGTTCCATTACTGCTGTGTATTCAAATGAGCCAAAGATATTCTCCCAGGCGGCCGCAAACGATTTCTTTTTGTTTTCGACCAAATCATTGATATAGTGATTGGTGATTGTTGGTCGTAGCTGTCCTACAACAGTTTCCATTCCCATATTCAGCGCACGAATTGCTGAGGGATATAGAGAGTTGATGTCCACAGCGCCTACCCACTCATGTACACCTTTTTTAGGATAGGCAACATAAGCACCCGCTGCCGCAGTATCTTCCTCATCACGATGTTTACGATTAGGCACTACAAGTCCGCGTTCATGTGCTTCATTGATAATGGCCTGTTCAGTAACAGCCACAGCACCCATGACAGTTGGCAGTAATACAGTATTATCATGTGCAATCTCATTGGCTAGATCAATGAACTGTAGCTTCTTGTCTAATTTGTCTAGCAGTAAAGTATCCTGCCGGTTATATTCAATAAACTTTTTAAAGTTTTGATTGTACAGTTGATCCAGTGTGCCCTCGTAGGCTGTTTTTGTTTCGCCCAGCTCATACTCGCCGATAGCATCTAAACTGTAACTGTGCCGCTCTTCGTAAGTGTACTTGCGATACAGTTGCATATAGTCCATGTGTACACGGCCTACTAGGTCATAGGTATCTGATTCGGCGCCAAATCGTTCAAAGGTTCGCGGTTTGGGGAACTGTCCCCATAGACAAAAACGTCGGGTATCGTCCTTGCTCAATACACGAGTAATACGGTTTACTGTGTAAGGTATATCATAGCCTTCTGAGTTCCAACCAGACAGCACGTCAGCGTCTTCGATCAAGTCTAGGAAAGTTTTAAGCATTTCGCCTTCGTCTGAAAATACCAATGTATTTTCAAAGTCTTTGGCAATATCCAGCCCGGTTTCGAGACTCATGTGTTTGGGTGGAATTACCAGTGTAACTAATTGTTCCATCCACTGTAAATAAACAGATATAGCTGTTACCGCGTTGAACGGATCTGACGTAGGAGAGAAGCCACGTTTTTGATCAAAGTCCACTTCAATATCGAAGAATGCTACATTTAATTTAGGAGAGTTTTTGCCTTTGTAGTTGTTTTCTAAACAACGAAAGATAGGGTTGATATCAGACTCATACAAGTTTTTACCCTTGGCCATGGCCTGCTCTTTGCGAAATTCTTTACCGCTGCGAGTTGAAAAGCGACTAACTGGAGTACCGTAGATGCTAGTAAACTTACCACGCGGATCGTCATAATAAAACAAATACTCCGCAGGGTATTCTTTATATACACGCTCTCCGTTGATGCGTTCTACTACATGGATACAATCATGTTCGCGATCGTATAGACTGTCTACATAACTCAAATTGTTCTCCGCTTGTGGCCGTTGTGCCTTGTTTCATGCTCGTATGTGAGCGACTCATACAACTATTTATAATGTCTTGCCAACTTGAGTTAAGATTTGTTCAAGCAATTCGTGATCGTCTTTCTCACGACCAAACTCAGCTTTGTGTGCTAGTTTAATTGCTTTTTTAAGAATGCCTGGTTTGATTTCTAATTCCTCAGCAATAGCTTTAACAGTATCGTTTAAACCACCTGAAAGAGTTTCAATCTCCATGGTAACCTGCATACCTTCGTTGATTAGCTGTTCGAGTTTTTTAGTTTGTTCTGCTGTGAATACGCGATCTGTCATGTAAATCTCCTATATAGTTTTACTATTATACACTGAGATTTGGTAAAAGCAAGAGAAATTTGACACTTTTGGTAAAACGGTAGCGATTCGTTTTAGCCAGGGCAGGGTCCGCCCAGCCTCGCAACTAAGTGCGGTCCTAAGGCTATTCTTTAAACGGGTGCGTAGGGATTCTTTGGTGTATCGAATCCGTCATCATCCGGGAATATTGGATAATCGTTCACGGTGTGGTTCCCAATCGTATTTGACATTTACTACTACTCGGTTTTGTTTTGCGTAGAATGCCTTAGGATCAAACGTGTCCTGAGTGACTTTTATACGCTTGCTGGAGCCGTCATCAAAATACACAGTCCAGATATAATACTCGCCTGGAGCCAGTTCATCAACTTCTGCCGCTTCTTTAAGACGCTCGTTAAAAGCCCATTTACGATTGACACCAATGGTTGGTTGATCAAGAGACATTACATCACCTGCTGTTTTGGCTATTAAATTTTGGCAGGTAACGTTGTCAGTGTCAAAGTCGCCATCGTCGCCAGTGAAATTACGTGTTGGAGTTGTTTTCTTAAAGCAGTCAGGATTGGCCAAGGCCTGTGGTGGCTGTGGTTTATT